CCCCAGCCATACCCTGCGACCTCGAATAAGGAAAGAAACAGAGCGTGAAGTCCCCTTCAGGTAGCTTGCTTATCTCCCTTGCCCACTGCATCGCATTGATGCCATCTATTTCTATAGGTTTCTCCATTATTTGCGAAATTATTCAATTATCCTATTGCAACAAAGGACGTTCGCTGGAGGTGGTTCGTCATATTTCCACCTTTTCGAGAGTCTGCACCGCATTATCAAAAATCAGCGGTGCGTCCTGATTTGCGTCGTTTGTTTATTTTGATTTTTCATTTTTAAAATGTAAAAAATTGATTTTCAACAAAGTAGCATTTTTACCTATGTAAATACCCCCCGTTATTACCTTGTTTTGGACATTTTTTGTACTCGTTTTTGGACTTTATAGGGGCTTATATCGCTATATTTTCGGGTAAATCGTCCGGATAACTGCTCAATTCCTTTTTAATAATATCTGCATAAAGACCATATAAAAGGTAAATCATTGCACTTGGAAGCTGTGTTGTCAGCCCGGGACGACGTTTCAGTTCCTCCTTTTTCTCTGAAGCTTTGTCGAGTTCTATTTTGCCGTTTGTTTTCTTCAACGGACTGATAAGAATTGCACTGCAAAGGTTCTGACATTCATTCTCATCGATACGCACCTTGGGAAGCAAGGGGAGTTTCTCGGCAAAGAGCAACTGACACAAGCGGAACTGCTGCCAGTGGTAAATAGTAGGTGCGCCATCGTTATAGAGGAAAACAGAAAAACCGTAACTCTCCAAGGCTGCCTTCATCGTCAGCGAGTCGGTCGTTATTTGCTCCAATTCTTCCCTTGTTTTGTTTCCTGCACGGTCGGGGTAGAGGTGTATAACCTTGTTCACTGCGTCGTTGCCAAAGAACGAATATACCTGTTGTGCAAGGTTCTGCTGGTCGTCGGGTATATATGCCCAAAATTCCTTGATAATGTCGAAACGACTGCCGTATTCCTTTTTCTGTCCTACGATGAGCGACTGAAAATTGCCGGGGTCGTAACCTATATATAGAGGTTCGCGCTTATCGTAGTGGCGAAGGTAGCGTGCAGTGAGCGTGAAGTGGTCTTTGAGGTTCATCTTTAGTATTTGGTCGTAGATGTAGCTGTCTTTGAACTGATGTCGCTCGTGGTCGTAGCTGGTAAAGAACTTGTTGGTTACTTCTTTGTGGCGGATAGCACAAATAGCGGTGAGGAACTCGTCCATATCGAGAGTATCAAGCTGCGTCTTGAAGAACTTGGGACCGAGTATATCTTTATTACAGAACGAAGACGCTCGTATATAGTAGATGGCATTGCGTCGCATGTCAGCAATACGCGGTTTCCATCGGGCGATAAAGGCATTGAGTTTTTGGTTTTCCAAGCGTATCTTCTCTATTGTTACTGGGTTCTTGGTATTACGCAATTCTTGCTGGAGCATGAACTGCTTGTACAGTGTTTGGTTGATGGCAAGCGACACAGAAGCTATCTCCTCGATGAGCCTTGTGTCCATCTTGTTTTCGTAATCCTCGAACCAATCATCTTCACCAAGGTCTACACGTGCGGTATCACTCACACCAGTAACACCTTCGTAGTAGGCTGACTTGCGAATTTCGGCAGAACCACCACGAAGTGAAGGAAAGAGTCGCGACTTTAGCTTCTCTCCACTGTTGTGCTTCATTTCCTCGACGAATGCGTGCACGGCATTTCGACCGGCAACACTCTCGGGCTGGTCGGAAGACACCAGCTGCAGGTGTGCACCATTGCGAAAGATGACCGAGTGCTTAGCATAGGCAATAGGGTAGCGTGGTCGACGGAAGTGAGAGGGTAGCTTTGCTTCGCCCACCACATAGTCGATGCCATACTCCAACATTGCTCGCTGTTTACCGTTCACGATGACAGGACGAGAGAACGAAGCCTGAATGTTAGGCCATACGTTGGTCATCAGTGCCACGTATGTTTTGTGAACAAGGAATGATAGTTCGCCCGGCATATCGTTTGTCACACGAATAAGCCGTGGAACTATGACACCTTCGGTCTTACCCGTGGCACGCGCCCATTCAGCATAAAGCATATTGGGGTCGATGATATTGGCAAGCAGCTGCACACGGTTCATGTAATAGTGCTCGAAGCTGAGCACGCTGTTTTCATTTATAGCTTTTTCAGTCATTCGGAATCTCCTCTACTATTTCTGCATCTTGTATGTCAGCATCACGCAGCAGTCGTTTCTTCTCCTTCTGCTCGATAGGCAGCGAGTCGATAAGCGTGACATAAAAGCCTTGATTGTGTTTTGCTGCAATGTCCTTGAGACTCTTCTTTGAGAAGCCAAGTTCCTCTGCTGTGATGCTTGGAGTGATAATGAATGTAACACCAAGGTCTCTATCGGCTTCGGAGATTTCAGAAGCACGACGACGACACTCCAGCGCACGTTCGTAGCACTTGCCTTGTGTCTTATAGTCACCAGACAAGGCACAGAGCTTAGCAAGGTTCTCAAACTGATTAGCGTACTGATTCTCCCATATCTTGATGGGTACGTTATTGTCTACTTGGAAGTAGTTGATGGCTTCATAAAGTCGAGCCATACAGGTGCGCTGCTCTATCTTGATACCTTGATTAGCATTGATGCGCTGTTGCAGCTTACGAGCCGCACGAGTTATGTTGCGTTCGTGTTCGTAGATTTCCATTGCCCACTGCAATTGCTCCAAGAACTTCTGTAGCTCTTGGGGAATAGCGTCGCACTTGCCAGTGGCAAAGAACTGCGATATTAAGTCAGGGTGTATCTGTTCGATACGGTCAAGTTGTGTCATACGCCAAAAAGGTCTTTTCGCAACTGCTCTTCCTTTGCCTGCTGAATAATCTCACGCAGTTCCTTCACGGCTTCGGTGCTGCCATCCTTAGCCATTTCAACAAGCTTGGTAAGGATTGCACGCATATCCTCTGTGACGTTCACGAGCAATGCGATGTCTGCAAGAAGTTTCTGAATATCTGAATCCATAACGCAAAGATAATCAAAGAGGAAAAATAAACAAAAGACAGACCATTTTCCTGATGTCAGGAAAAAGAAGCAGCGTGCCTCACGGCAGACTGCTTCACAATTTGAGAAATGCTAAAAAAAATTATATCTTCAGACGGCAATCGTGTCGAGTATGCCGTTGTATTGTTCGAGTGCTTCGAGGTAATTGTCGATGGCTGCCGTGTCAGTGGGTGCTGCCTTGAATTGGTCCCACGCTGCGCGCACTGCGCTATAAGCTACAGAGGGCGAAAGGGTGTGAACAGTAGTCATATCGCACCTCCTTCCAACCATTCAGCCACGAAACAGGCTGCCAAGAGAACTACGAGGAACAGATGAGCGTAGACTACCTCCTTATGCGTGAAACGCTCACCGCATAGACGTGAGAAAGTAGCTGACTCGCCATTAAACCACTGTGAGAACTTACTGCGCTTTTCGCTTGCCCAATCCTTGAGCGTGAACGACCGCTGCGCTGTGCGGAGGGTTGTTGTTTGCATATTGCATCATTGTTATAGCATCCACGGAACTGCCGTGGCAGAGACACAGAGAAGCGGCTGCACATCCCGCTGCTATAACAATGATGTCTCTACCCGAAGGGCTTTGATAAATTGTACGAGATGGCAACCGCCAATATCTTTATGAGCAAAAAAAATGCCCAATCGAAAACGTTGAGCAATGACCGATGCTCTCCGGGATAGTCTACTATCATTGTTATAGCACTGCAAAGATAAGCATTCGTTTTGAATAATGCAAGCGAAACGCAAATAATTTTTGCGTGGCGCAAGAGATTATATATCAAGATGGATGAAACTTGGACCGAAAGCGAAGTTAAGAGTCATCTTTCCGCCTTCAACGGTCAGAGAGAAATTGCCTTGCGAAATGATGTCCATACCAATAACGAACTCTACATCTTCGGGTAACTGGTCAGACTCGAAGGCATCGATAATGGTTGCCTGTCCACAGTTGCCGGGCATGGCAATGGTAAGAAGCGCACGTCCGCTGACACGTCCGCCTATTCCTTTTACGGAGTTGTTGGCACGGCTGACAGGCAGTTGAAGGTATTCTGCTGTGAGTGGTTGGATGCAGGACACCTCGGCACCCGTGTCCCAAAGGGCATCTGTAAGAATCTCCTTTCGGCTTATGGTGTTGATAAGTCGGATAGGCGTAATGATACGTCGGGTGGAGGATAGGGTCTGAGTGAAGAAGGTTGTGTTCTGTTCCATTTCTTGCAAGTTCTTAATGTTTTTGCAAAGATAAACATAAATCATCAGAAGCGAAAAGACAAAGAAAGAGAAAGAGGGTGTGTCAAAATTGATACATCCTCTTTTTTACTCTCCCTTTACCTTATCTACCACATAATTCGTTATTTA